ACCAAGTGGTTAAAGGCATCTATTGGGCGGTTCAATAGGTTTCCGTTTTTGTCCTCTTGCCATTTATAGTTTTGCAGCTCTTTTGTTAGGTTAGGGCTACCCTTGACAATGTGAAGCTTGTGCCTTTTTAGTATGTCTATGCCAGCCATAACTGAGTCAGCACCTTTGGCGGTGGGTTTGACATTCCAGCCCATCCTATGCAGTTCCTCAATGCTCTTGGGTTCTGCTGAGTCTGCCCAAATTTCATCGTATCTAGTCATGCCCAGCTCCGTGAGCTTTTGGCTTATGTCTTGGTTGGTGAGGTTGGTGTGGTATAGCTTTTCCTCTAGGTATAGATTGTCCCCATCCTTGTAGACTTTTATCAGTGCGGTGGGGTCATTGGTAAAACCAAAGTCAAGCCCATAGGCTACCACCTGACCTTTTGCCTCTTCAGCTATTTGGAATTGGAAAATGGTGGCTCTTGACATACCACGCTCCCCAAGTCCATAGATACGCCAGTAGTCTTCATCCGTACCCCGTAAGCGTTCTATTTCTTGAATAATAACTGGGTCTAGAAATTTATTGTCTTTGTATGTGGTTTGGTAAAAGTCAGAGTCATCTCTAGGAATTACCTTATCATAAATCCAGTGAAATGATTCTGAAGGGTTGTAGTCCAGTATTATCTTCCCATCGGTACGAAAAACGAGCTGCTGCCAGTCCTCAAAAAACAGTTCGTTTGCCTCGTTAATGAAAAGTAGGTTACGCTTCCTACCCCTAATTTTTTGGGGCTGGTCTAAAGAGATAAACTCCACAAGGTTACCATTTAGGTGATATTCGTGGTTGGACTTGTTGTGTAGCTCTTCAATGTAGATGTCATGGATTCTTAGGATTTCCATAAAGTCCCTCATTACTGAGGCCCTAAGTGATGGAAAGGTCTTACGGCATATTGTAATCACCTTATCCGTATGCTGGTAGGTGTATTCAAAAATTATCCACATCAAAATGTTATAGGTTTTACCTGAGCGTGTACCTCCTTGCTCTATGGTAATCCTTTTATCACTCTTTTGTAAGTGCTTATAGACCTTATTCGTGTAAATCTTGGTCATCTAGTATTTCAATCTGAAAGACCTTTTCGCCCACCTTGTGAACTTCTTGCCGTTCAATATAACCCCGCTTTTTGCCCTTTGTCTTTAGGTAAAAGATGGTAGCGGTAGAGTTGCCGTCTTTAATTTGTTTATGCAGTTGGCTTTCTGCAAAGTCAATAGCCACATCCCCAAGCTCCTCTACTGCCTTCTTGTATTCATCATCCTCTTGCATCCATTCGTAGTGCGTTTGGCGAGCTATGCCAACAGACTTACAAGCAGCAGTTACCACACCTAAAGACTTTTCTAAGGCGTTTAGCATTGCCTTTTTATGTGTGTCAGTTTTTGTCATTTTAGGTGTTCTTAAAATCGTTTAGGGAATAAAATACAAAACTATTGCGATACCCCCCTTCATGCGTTGCGACTATCGGTGTAACGCCATGTAGGTTGCGCCATGCTGGGTATACAAGCATAGAGTTATCGGGCTGGGCAAATGTCGCATTGTAGTCGGGTACATTTAGTGCGCCACCTTTGCTATTATTGCGCTTTGTAATAATAACATTTAGCGTAGGTTTTAGATTTGCATTGTCCCTATGGTAATCAGCATTGATATTAAAATTGCTGATGCTAGATGTAAATAAGTTTGCAAACCGCCATTTTGGTTCTACTTGGTTTATTGCTTGTACTTGGGCAGCATATAGTTCGGGGGCTACTTGTTGCATGATTTTGCCGCTTTCGTGGGCGGCTAAGAGCATGGCCTTAATAAATGGCTTTGCACTTTTTACCTGATGAACTGCACTGATACTTGGGTAAGGCATACGCATGTGGGGCTTTGGAGCGCGACTACCTAGTGTGGTGCTATATTGTGTAACTAAGTTTAAGCCTTGTTTTTGGCGTTCTAGTTTGTCTTTTTTGCTTCCTTGTGCGCCTCTGCTCATTTCTTGTTTTGGAACATTATCACTTCGGAACTCGTTATTGGCTATCACCATTAGTTGGCAAAGCTTAGGGCTATGCGCGTTAATGTCGTGGATATAAAAACCTATTAACTGACCATCTTCGTATAGTAGGCAGTCTTCTTGGATATTTGGTTCGGTATAAGGGCATTTGTCACCCACTTTAAAATGGTGCTCGCCTTTATAGAGGTCAATCTTTTTCATTTAGCATTTGGGTTAGTGCGTTTAGAGCTTCGTTGCTAGTGTTTACTATAATGGTGTCAACGGGAAGCTTTAGGTTTTTAATGCGGGTAGCCATTGCTTTAATGGCGCGCTCGGTTTGTTGTGTTCCGCGCTTTTGGCGGCCTAGTTGCCCGTTGTTATTTATTAAAACAACTTTTGGATTAAACCGCGCAATGAATTTGTTATTTGTAAACCTATCCCCCTCTAAGATTATTGTTTGCCCTTGCTTGTTGGCAATGAAGTCTGGCATGTCGGCCATTACACTCATGCTTAATTTATCACTGCCCTGAAATACCGTGCCATCATACTTACCTATAACAACTATTTTAGGGTTACAATGATAGTACACTTGCTTGAATTTAAACTTTTGGTTTAATTGGTATTTAGCTATTAAGTTAAGCATCACCCATGTTTTTCCAGTGCCTTGCATACCCACTAAAAGTATTGGCCTATTTTTCATGCTTGGTTTTTTGGGTCCGCAAAAAGTCTAGTACAATGCCGCCCACATATCCATCAAATTCGCGGAAGTATTTAACCAGCTCATAAGCTTCATCATAGTCTTCAGGGCGAAATTCAATTTGTATGGCTTTCATTACATTGCCTTCCATATTGGCTATTTCGTCTTCGTAATCACCAGCTTCATCAAGCAATGAATAATCTGCCGACTGTTCAGGATTCCACAATTCTAAACCCCAATCGTTTAGTAAATCAACATCCCATTCGTTGGCTAGTAAATCCCAGTTCCACTCGCCAAAGCCTATATTATCTTTAATAATAAATTCGGCTTTTTGAGCATCGGTAAGTTTGTCGGCAATTAAAATATCCACCTCACGCAGCCCAGCAGCTTGACAAGCCCTGAGGCGCATATTGCCTCCAAGAACTACCATGTTGCTATCCACCACTATGGGTCGCAACTCTAACATTTGTGGGAACTCTTTAATAGAGTTTACTAGCTTCTTGAATTTATCATCCTTGATAATACGCGGGTTGCTTGGGTTAGGTATAACCTTTTTAATTTCTACTTTCATTTGTTAAATAACTTTCTTTCGTGAATATGTTTAAGCCACTCCTTATGATGCTTGACATCTCCGTAACGGTTGTGGCAATCCCTACAAAGTGCCATTAGGTTTTCTATTATGTCAGCTTCTTTACTGCCCCCCATTCCTCTAGCTTCTATGTGGTGGATGTCCACTGCCTGACCCCCACAAACTTCACAAGGGATAAAGTCCGTAGTATCGTACCCCATCCCTTGCAAATAAACTTTAGTGTGCTTCTTCATATATGCATCTCACCTTTCTTGACTAGTGAGATTCCCCACCATAGCCACCCGAAAGATAACGCCTTTTCACAAAATTTAGAATCATAGGCGTAGGACACAAAAGGAAGCAGCTGGATGCTGCCCACATATTTAAAGTGTTCAATAATCATAACTCATACATTTTAACATTAGCCGTATAAGCACTATGCTCGCAGTCCCTTGCAAAAATTAGTGCATCTTTTTTTTCCTTGAATGTTCTTCGGGCATTGAGTAACCAAGTGCTATCCTCAAGGAACTTATCATAAACTACTACATATCCCATTTCTCTTTGGTGTTAAAGGTTTCTATTTTACACTTTGTGGTGTTTTTATCTTACACTTTGCGAAGCTTGTAAGCAGGGGGAGGTGGCAGGGTAGCCCCGTAAGAACTGCGAGGCTGTCTAACCAAAACCCTAAAATTGAAACACGCAGCGCCACGCTCCCCCATTTCTTACAAACTATTAATGTGCTCGAGGTAATCGGCGTAGG